GTCGTTGACCTCACCCCGATGAAAACCCCCTGTAGAAGACTTCCTATGGGGGGTGGAGATACCCCTTACCCTAGGATGGCCTTCCGTGCCCGCTCCCCAGCATCAGCCACCGCCTGCCTGCTCACCCCCAGCGCGTGCGCCGCGGCAGCCTGGTGCTCGTGCCCTGTGATGTGTCCCATGCCAACCCCAAAGGCTAACCCTACAAGTCGCAAGTGCAGGTTGCTGTCCTTGTGTCCCGTCAGCATGTAGGTCAGCAGCCTCACAATCGCCACGCCCCCCGCAGTCTGCGCCTGTCGTCTAGCCGTGATCCGATGCCATCGCCACACGTCGTCTATCTGGTCCTCGGTCAGCCCGAGGTCGGCTAGGTCGTCGCATGCTGCTGAGTAGTCGGCGTCGTCAATCATTTGCAAAGTGCCGCTAGTCTCTCCTAGCTGTCACACCATTCGTGGTTGCAATCCACGCACTATCGGGCTAATTGCCGTGTTTGTGGCAGGTGTCGCTAAAGCGTGCAGTCTCTCCTGCTGTCACGCCTTTTGACTCAGCGGCGTTCCTGTCTCGGCGTCCCGAAAGCTGGGCAGTGCTCTCCTGCTGTCGCACCACTTTTGCCCCAACAAGGTCAGAGCCGCAGGTGTCGCGGAAGTTATGGCCCGCCGGTTTGAGCCGTGAGGCTTGGCAGGCTCTGTCGCACTCAGTGATGCACACTAGGCTGTATTTCGTCAAGTAAAGTCCGAAACGCCAAAGCAGCCGTTGCCGGCACAACGCCATTGCCCAACAGCCTCAACTCGTCTACGCGGGAGTCACAGGAGACGCACAACTCGGCATCGTCCAGCCCACTGGAAGGCCCATCAGGGTCTCCACCCAACGTGGGTTGAGTTTGCCGTTGTTCTTGTTGCTGTTCAGTGCTTGTCCCGTCAGCGTGTCCTCTGGCTTCCCGTCCGCTAGTCTGGCTTGGTTCATCATCCAGTCCATTGCATCTTTCGTTCGAGGTGTTGCCCATGCTTTGATCTGGCTGTGCAGCGTGTCCGGCTTCCCCCTGTGCGCTCCACTGTCCATCTCCGCCCTGGGCGTTGCCCATAAAGTCACTTGGTGCTGTAACATCACTTGCCGCTTTGTCCTCTTGTCCTCCGCCCCCGATGTCGTTTGCCCTCCGTTTGGAGGACGAGGTGTCGCCCAAGCCTTCGCCTGCATCGTTAGACTCACATGGCAATGCTCGCCCCTGTCTGCATTCCTCGACACAAAGTTCGCGTCCGCTGCTGGCTCGTTTGCTCTTGGAGTCAGCCACAGTTCTGGGTGGCTCCCATGCGTGCTGTGGTTCTCCGGGCCGGCTTGGCCAAACACAATCACCGCCTCGTCCAGCCTGCTGTTGTAACCCTCCGGCGTCACTCTGCTCGCGCAGGCACCTTTGTAGTCCCTCTGGGATGGGGTCGGCCAAACTATTACAGACTCCCGCAATTGTGTTCCTTTTTCCCGATTCAGTCTTTCTGGCCTCGGGTCGGGATTGTAGCAGTCGGTTGTCTGAGCAGTGGGCCAATTTCGCGTAGATAAACACTCGCTTGCGCTGGTGGCTCGCACCGCATTCAGACGCACTGAATACGCCTGCCGTTGCCTTGTAACCCACACGCTCCAGCTCCCGGAGGACATGGAGCAGAACAGGCGTTCCTGCCGGGTCGTTCCAGTGGTCTCCAACGAGTTTGCTGGAGATGATTCCTTCAACATTTTCAAGGAAAACAACGGAAGGTCGGCACTGTCTAATTCCCTCCAGAATGTGAGGGAAGAGGTGTCTGGCGTCTTCGTCTCCGGCTCGCTTGCCGGCACTGGAGAATGGCTGGCACGGGAACCCGCCAGTGAGGATGTCCACCAGCCCAGAAAACTCTTTCCAAGGGAAGGACTTGAGATCGCTCCAGATCGGAGCCGCATCAAGTTGCCCGCCTTCCATTCTCGCAAGTAAGTTTTCGCAGGCGAAGGCTTCGATCTCCGCATAAGCGACTGTGCGCAGATTCGGGAGCACTCGCCTGAGTCCAAGGTCAATGCCTCCGTATCCTGAGCAAAGGCTGATATGAGTGATTTCGGTAGTATCCACATTCATTTGTCCTCGTTGATTGCGTCAAGGTCCTCCTGTGTCCACCCCTCGCGGCGCATCTGTTGTTCCAGTGCTGCCGCCTTGGCCTGTGCCCGTAGAAGTCGATTATTTGACTCCTGCAATTGCATTTTGAGTGACTCAATCAAAAACTGGTTTTCTAGGCGTTCAATAGGTGTCATTGTTCCCCCTCCTCCCATTTACCCAGCGTCCTCAGGAACGCCTCTGCGCGTTGGCGGGCTGTGGCGCACACCCACGGCCAGTCTGCGTCCAACCCGCGCAAATGATCCACTTCAACTAAACCGGCAAGAGTGGTGAGATACGAATTGCGGTCTTTGGTCAGCACCATCTGAGCATCATGCATCGCGTTGAGGTCGGTGCAGTAGTTTGGACAATCCACCACCCAGCCTTGATCCGTTTTGTAAAGCGGGCCGTGTTGGTCTGAATGGCAAATGCCACACGCCTTAGCAATCGCCGCGTTGATTTGTTTGTCAGTCATATTATTCCCCCTTCAACGGTGCCAATGTTGCCTCTATCAGCACCGGATCCACCCCGAGCTGGTCGGCAATGATCCTGCGGGCTTCGTATTCCCCCTCCGCGGTGACGGACCACCACCGGAATGGGTGGTAGTCGCATGAGACGATGTAGTGCAGTTTTCTTGGTTCGGCTGTGGTCATATTGGTTTCCATAGTTATGGCATCAGAACTAGGCTTTCTGTGCGTTGGTGAGCCTTTTGAATGATTCGTTGAGGTCGGATCTGTCGCGGATGAACTGTTCTACGGTTCCGACGTACAAACTCCCCTCCTCAACTTTGACGAGGTCAAGCATGCAAAGTGCACCGCGAAGTTCGGCTTCGAGGAGTTCAGCCCGGTCCCGAAGTTCGGGAAGGATTACGTCACAGGTTAGGCAATTAAGGCTCATGGGTCTGTAGTCGGTTTTGGTCTGTCTGAAGTTTAGAGAGAATTCAAAATTCTCTCCTGCTCTATTTCGCGCCAGTGCTTTTTGCGTTCGGGTTCTTTCGAGCCGCTGCCGCCCGTCAGGGGCGAGCAAGCGGGCTCGGTTTCTTCTTTCTCTACTACTCCCGCTGCCGCTTGCGGCGGCGCGGAGTAGTTGTTCTCTTTCTCTCTAAAGCGCGCCTGTGGGGCGTTCACGTGCCACGCCTGTGAGGCGTTCACGAGCCGCGCCTGTGGGGCGTTGCCACGCGCCTGTGGGGCGTTGCTAATCGAGGCCAAAAAAAAGGCATTTCGGGTCGCTCGATAGCCTCCATTTGCGCCGGAAAAGATGCGAATCAGACCAGTCTTTTCGAGGTCAACAAGAGCCCGGCAAACGGTCCGTTGAGAGCATCCTACGTGCTCCGCCAACTGCTGGTAAGACGCCGAAAAACGCCTTTTGTGTTCGCTCGCTGCCGCGCTTTGAAAGTGCGTAAGTGCGCAATAAATCGCATATGCGTTAATGCCTAGTTTGCCAGCTTCCACAGCAGCCTCGCGTGTCTGCCAAGCAAACGGGCCTTCATCTTTTGGGTTATCAGAGCGTGGTTTCATTTTGGGAAATAATTTGTGCCCGATAGTCACGCATCTGCTTTCCACGAGCAAACTGGGTGATAATTCCAGTCTGCTTGTTCTTCCTCCAAATAGAGGCATCAGTTTTTCCAGCAGCGGGCTCAACTATCAGGTCTTGAAAGAGTTCAACGGAAAGCGACTTTCTCCAGACATTGATTTTGCGCATCCTCCTAATCCCCCCGTCTTGGACGGCAATGCAGTTGTATCCCATCGCGGCCCAAAATTGATTTGCCTCAAGGTCAAATCCGCACCGCAAAGTTATAGAGTAGGAACCTTGTGCGTAGTCCTCCATCGCTTGCACCAAAGCAGCCCCGTAAAGCCGTTTTCTCGCGTCGTATTCGATGCAAACTTGATGGCATTTCACATCGTTCCCGTGCGCTCCAACATAAAGGTAGCCTGCAGGCTGACCATTCAAGATGCCCAGAAAAATCCTTCCCTTTTCTGATTCACGCTCAAAAACGCATTTTGGGTAAAAGCTCAATGCCTCTGCGTTTTTCTTTTGCAGGTGATCCACATAAAGCAACAGGTCTGGATGTGCTTTTACTATTGAGAAATTGGAATCAATTTGTGTCGTTTCCATGTGTTGTCATTTCCGTTTTTTGGGTTCTTCTGGTGGTTCTGGCTTCCGGCACTGTTGCCAAATCATCCCGTGCCGTTCGGGTTCCGGGCTGTGGCGAATGTGTATTTTTGCCGACGGCTTCTCGGTGTCCCAGCACTGCATTCCTGCTCGCAGTCTGCGTTTGGTCGCTGTGAATGAACACGTCGGAGGCTGCCCCGGTTCAGTCTCAACGCGCTGCAAAGTGACGACCTCTCTTGCCCAGTTTGTGAGAGCGCTTGAGCCAAACCCCGAGTAGGCCAGATCGGAATCGGTGCGTGCTGTGCCCTCCCGCGGTTTTGGGAGGTGATGAATCAGCACCAAAAGCACGCCGGTCTTGCTGCTGATTCGGTTTAATCCGTTGCAAAATTCTGTGACAACCTTTTGGTCTGAAATATCATCCCCGAGGTAACACATCAACGGGTCAATCCATGCCACATCGGGCCGATGGCGTACCACCAAAGCCTCCAGCACGCGGAGAAACTCGGCGCCTGAATGCACGTTGTCGCGGTAAAACACTAGCCGCTCGTTTAACGCGGCCATGTGCGTCTCGTCGAAGTAGTGTTTGCCATACTTGCAAACTACCGATTGCAAGATTTCGGCTTGATCTCCAATGTCATTTTCGGCCTGCAAAATCAGGCTTTTGAGCGGCCGGACTGGCAAAATCCCAAACGTCAAAAGGTCAGAAAAAGTGCCGCTTTTCAAAGCCCATCCGATTGCCATTTGCATCGTGAGGCTGCTTTTTCCAATGCCGGACTGAGCGTTAATAAGCAAGGAACCACCCTTACAAAGCCAGCGGTTGCCGATTAGCGTGTTGGGGTCTGTGTCCGTCTGATAGGTCAGCAGGTCATCAAAACTGGTCTGTTTGACATCTCCCAGTCCCTGCTCGGCATTAGCCACTGTCACGGCGTCACCAAGTCCCGCCACGATGTCACCAGTCGGGATTCCAGCGGAGAGCGCTTTTGCGGCCTCCCTAAGCTGGATCAGCAGCCTGCGGCGCCTTGCTGCGTCTTGCACGAGTCCGCACCAGCTCGGCAGCGGTTCGAGGCTCGGCATTCCGGTGGACAGTTCCGAAATGGTCGGAAATGGAATGCCCTGGTGCGCCAGCCTTGTAGCAAGTCCAATCGGGTCTAGGCTTGCACCGGCGTCTGCCGCGGATTGGATCCCCGCAAAGATCGTCGCAAATGTTGGGTCAAAGAAATCTGCGCTCGAAAGCCCGGACGCGACAACCGCGGGAAATGCGGTGTGGGGGGCAAAAAGTAGACAGCCCAGCACCGCCCGCTCGGCCTCGATGGCCTGCGGGATTATTGGTTCACTCATCTATTAGAGCGTCGCCAAAAAAGCGCGTTGTGCCTGTTCCGCCGTGGAAACCCATTCGGCTTCCGCCTCGGCATCGAAAAGCTGGATTGCTTTAGCCAGCGTCATGGTCTGGATGCTTTGCGGGTCGAGTCCAGGTCTGCCTCTTTTCAAAAAGGTCTGGTGAACCTTGAGTAGCTGCTCTGCAATTTGTTCCGGCGTGGTTTTGGTTTTCATCTGTTGTCTCCTGCAAAAAAAACTCTGCGTGTAGGATGCGCAGCCCCCTAGTGTTACCCTAGAACGGAATCTCGTCAGATTCCAGATCGGTTCCAGCGGCGGCCGGTAGCCAGCGCTTGATTTCAAGGTACGCCTTGCCGGTCTTCTCGGAAATACGGTCACCGGGCCCAAGTTCTACCTTGGCAATCTTGCCGATGCAGTCCTCGGTTTCGATTACTAGGGTTCTCCCTTCGACGACCTTTTTCCCGATGGCAGTAGCAAACTCAGCCACGTTGCGGCTGTTCTTGGCGGTGAAGACAACCCATGATTTGAACGTGAGCGGTCCCACTTTCACTTCGAGTTGCAGCATCTCGTTTCCGGCTTTGGAAACTGCTTCGATCGCGTGCTCAATACGTGCCAGATGGATTCCGGCCTCGATGGATTGCTGTTGCTCTGTTGTTTCGATTTTCAGTGATGGCATATGTATTTAGATGGAAAACGCTGCAAAGAATCTTTCGGGAAATGCAACTGCCTGAGTCGCGATGTCGGCGGGAATGTCTAGGTAGGTTTCGCCTTCCTTGATCCATCCCCGTTTAAGTGCTCCTGCGGTGACTTTTTCACGCTGCGCACTGTTTTTGTCGGCAAGTAGCCGCTGCATCGGGTTGATGCGCTGGATCGGTTCCGGCAGCGGTTGCGAGGTCGCCTCAATCTGAATCGGTTCTGGTTCGGTCTGCACTGTCACCGGCCCAAACTCGGCCACTTCCTCCGGCGCGTAAAGGCCAGACATGACGCCAGGGTAAATCCCACGCACGGCCTCGGAGATGCACCTAGCCTTGAGCATTTGTCTCGGAAACTTGCGCCAAGTTGGATTCGATGTCAGCCCGGCGCGCTCGGCGTCCTTAATGGTCCAGCTCACCTTCAGACTGCCCCCTTGAGGATGTGTAAACGTGCCACTGACAGCCTCGTGAGTGTAGTCGTGCCACTCTACGCGCCCACCTGCCTGCTGAAATCGTGCAAGCATGGCCTCGGATTTCAAGGACGGCTTGCCGTTGATGATGTGATAATCGCGGGCTGCCTCGGCTGGATGCCTGCCCTCGGCTTGGCATAGCAATCCCAATGCTAAAGCCTGCTCGGCAGTTTGGATCCCGAACAACTTGGATTTGGCGATGGCCTCGGCCATCAGTTTGGTTTGGTCGAATGGTATTAGTTGCATTTGGTTTTCATTTTTAATCCCGCCTCAAGAATGAGAAGAGCGTCTGCGGTTTTCAGTGTGACTGAAAGTTTGGGGAAAAGCGCCTGTGCGCGTCCTTTGAGATGAGCTTTCCAGCGGTTTCCGTGCGTCTTCTTGTCGCCCAGCCCAAGGGCCTGCTGCCACTTCTTGGGCGGGAGGTACTCGATCCGGGCGCCGTAGGCGGCCAGCAATCCCTCAATCCTGCCGTAATTGCGAAACATGGTTGCCATGCTGCTGCCGCTCATTTTACCCGCAAACTTTGGCAGTTCTTCAAGGAAGACCGTTGGCGTCAAATCATGTCGCTCAAATTTTCCGGGGATCCCGTTTCCGTAATCCTCAAACTCAACGCAAATGATTGAGATTTGCTCCATCATGTCGTGTAGGGTGCCCGGCATTGGCAATGCATGGACGCTGCCGTCGGTGTCAATGTAGGCAATTCCGCCGCCCACGCCTGGGTCGATGGCGATGTAGTTTTGAGTGCTCATTTTGCCTGTACCAAGGGAGCCTGCCCAACCTTTTTCTGCACAATCCATTCCGGCAGCTCATGCCCGGCGTTGCTCCAAAGCGTCTCCGCTTTTTTGCGACTGAGTCCGCCCAGTGCGGCGATGGCATCACCGGCGCCGATTAGCCCTTCCTCGACTGCGCGTGCGACATGCTCGGCCTCGATGTACTCGGACGCCCTCGGCTTTTGCAGCCTCCAGCCGTGCACCGGCTGCCCAGCTTCGAGCAACTCGCGAGCCTTTGCCTTGGCCGCGTCTCTAAAATCCTCCAGCGTGCTACATGCCGTCAGGAACTTTCCAAGCTGCACCGGGTCGTTGAGCAGCGCTAGGAATCCCTCATCCTGCACTGTAGGCGCCAGTCCCGCCACTGTCACCAGCGCGCTGTCTTTGCTGGCAACGCGAGCGGGACAGGTCAGCGATTTGGCGCACCACCCGCAGTAATCGTTTTCACGCGGGCCGGTGCCGACGTTGGCAAGGATGCCGCGCACCATGTCGCTTGCGGACTTGTACGTCCAGTGGTGCGTCACCAGTTTGCGCTGGTCGCAAAAAAGCAAATGCGTGCTCCACGTCTGCTCAAATCTCATCTGCATCAGGCCCAGCGCGTAGGCTGCCATTTGCCCTTGGTAGTCGTAAATCTGCCCGCTCTTGAGGTCCATGCTCCAGTTCGCCCTAGCAGCAATGCCGTCCACAGTGCCAGTGTGCTCCAGCCCCGCTGTCTGCACTCGGCATGCGTCGTCGGCTGTTACAAGCCCGTCTGCGCCGCCACCCAGATTCATGCACTGTTTTAGCGCCCAGCTAATGGCTGCGGCATCCTCGTCGGAGAGGTCCCGCGGGATCTCGCCTGTTGTCCAGGCGTCGCGAAAGACGCGGTCAAGCATTGTGCCGCGTTCGGCCGCCGGACTGGATCCCGGCGCGCCTTCGTACTGGCCGCAGAGGGCCAGCTTGGGGAGTGAGCTGTGTCGTATTTTCATTAGAAAAGGCTCGGTTGAGCTTCAATGTTGCGAAGGTTTGTCACTGCATGTTCTGCGTAGCTTTTTTTCAATTCTGAGCCGACAAACTTCCTGCCAAGCGTCAACGCGCCGTAGCCTTCAGATCCAATGCCGGTAAACGGTGAGTAAACTAGATCGCCCGGATTACTCCAAAGCGTAATGGCTCGCTCGATCACGTCGAGCTGTAGCGGGCAAATGTGCTTTTCGTCTGCCTGATCTCGCGCCACCTCTCCGTTCAAAACGCGCCCTTGATCGACTGTCATCCAGACAGGAGATGCCACTTCCTGCCACCAAGAGACTGGAAACTCTGATCCGTCTTTTGTCACTGGGACAACCGTCTGCCCTGGTGCTCGGAAAACTAGCAGATAGTCAGCGCAGCCGACTCGCGAACTGGAGGAGTCGGTTTTGAGCGTCTTGTGCAGGAGGCCGTGCGCCTTTGTGCGCTGCATCTCTGTCACCGGACTCTTCCAGATGCAGATGCGAGAGTGAAACAGGAAATCATGCTTCCAAAATGCTCGGATAATTTCGCCGCTGAAATCCTGAAACTGGATGGATCCCGTCTTCCACTTAGTCGAAAGCAAATCCACACAATGCACCGCCACTTCACGCCCAGGCTGCATGATCCGTTTTATTTCCTGGATCAGGAAATCAAAGTGCACCATGAAGTCTGCCATTGAGTCACAGTTTCCCATGTCTTGCGGGTCGTTTGAGTAGGTGAAAAGGTCAGCAAAAGGCGGGCTGAAAACTGAAAAGTCAATCGAGCCCGTCGGGATCATCTTGGCAACTCGGACACAGTCGCCGTGGTGCACTGTCCAATTCTTGCCTGAATAACTGTCCACCCCTGTCTTTGCTTCCACTGTCTCGGACTTCTGAAAAGTCATTTCTGCTGCTGCTAGTTTCATGTTCTCTTGCATTTTCTCATGTTGCTCAATTTTGCGTCTGATTGATTGAAGGATGGCTCCTTCCGTCTTTGCCTGCACGATGTAGGCGTTCACCTCTTGCGTTTGCCCAAACCTGTAGGAGCGTCTGAGAGCTTGGTAGAAGTCCTCAAACGAGTAGGAAAGCCCGACAAACGCCACGTTGCGGCAGTGCTGCCAGTTTAAGCCAAACCCAGCAATGCTCGGCTTGGTAATAATTACGCGAGCCCGCCCTTGGCTAAAATCACTCAGCAACGTTTCCTTGCGCGTTGATGTGTCAGAGCCCCGGACTTCAATTGCATCTGGTATGCGCTGCGCCAGGTTGTCTGCCTCGTCGTTCGTGTTACACCAGACAATCCAAGGTTCGCTTGATCCATTCACGAGATTTGCCACCGCATTGGATCGGTCTGCCGAGGTCATGCGCATTTCGCGGTGCATCGTCGTCGCTGATAGCGTGGCAATGCGAAACAAGTCCTCCCCAGTGTTTGTGCTGATGTCAGCGTCCACCAGAATTGTTTGCATGTTAAGTGCTGGCAGATCGTACCCAGCGTTTTCAAAGCCAATGTCAGACGGCTTTGAAACGCACGCGGCCCAACTCGCGAGCCATTTCCAAAACTCACTCTCAGCGTGCTTTTTGAGCCGCCAGTCCCCAGTGTTGAACGTGTCGTTCACGAAGAACGTCGCCAGCATCTGAGCAGGCGAGCAGATCCCGAGAAAATCAGCGTGCTGCCCGAGTTCGGTGTAGTCGTTCGGTGATGGGGTCGCGGTACATGCGAGCCTATAGGGAGTCTGCGAAAAAGCATCTGTCAGTGCTTTTCTTGTCTTGCCTGTAAAGGATTTAAGGATGCTGCTCTCGTCCAAAACTACCCCGGCAAACACTGAACAGTCAAAATGCTCCAGCTTCTCGTAGTTCGTGATCCAGACTCCTGGTGCGGTGATTTCGTCGCCGCTGGCAATCTGATTTGCTTCGATTCCAAACTTCTGCGCTTCCCGTGCAGTTTGAGAAGCAACAGCCAACGGAGTAAGAATAAGCACGCTGCCGCCAGTATGTCGCACAACCTGGCTCGCCCATTCAAGCTGTTGAGCGGTCTTGCCAAGTCCGCAGTCCTCAAACAGTGCGCAACGGCCCTTCCTGACGGCCCATCGCACGATGTGCGCTTGCCAGTCAAACAGTGGAGCGATGATTGGCAGAGGTTCAAAACCGGCGTCCCGCACGGTCTTTTGCTTGCCTGTGATGTAGTCGTCGTAGGTCATTTGGTTTTCCTCTCCGCGTTCCTGATTGCCCGGTATTCTTTGGAGCACTCCGGGCTGCATGCTTTGGCGATACCGCTGCCGGAGGGTCGCACTGGCTTGATCTGGTGGCAGATAATGCACTCGGCCATCTTTGGTAGGCTTTTGGTGTAGGTGTGCTGCGCCTTGAAGCTGGCGACCTGCATCGCTTGGCTGCAAATCCGCGAGCAGCAAACCTTTTTGCGGTCTGCCGGGCGGAACTCCTTCTGGCAGTTTTTGCATGGCTTAATCGGAATCCGGCAGATCTCGCACTTGGTGAGCGTCCTCTTGTGCCGCTCAAATGTCACGCCGCACTCGCAGCACTGCGTAGTCTGCCAAGGTGCCAGCGGACCACGCTTAATGATTGGCACTGGCACTAGGCCAGCGGGGTCGGGCCGTTTGATTAAGCCCTGGCGGATTGCCGCAGCAACTAGCGCAGGCATCTCTGCCAGCTCTGGCTTAAGCACGTTTTCGGCAAGTGTGCCCAGTCGGGCCATGTAGCACTTTTGGTGCCGGTGTGGCGCCGAGTAATACGGCGCGCCGTTCATGAGTCCGCTCATCGGGTAATGTGGAGCAGGACGGCCACGTTGATAAGAGTCAGCCCTGCAAATGTCAGCGCCTCGATTATGTCAGTGGACCCAGCAAGGGCCATGATATCAACAACTGCCAGTGCCCAGAATCCGCTGGCGAAAAGGAGGCTGTGGCGCTTTTTGTTGGGCGGCGTTGGTGTTGGGCCCTGGAAAGGGCGGGAAGAATAGTGTGAGGTGCTCATCGGATTAGCGAGGAAGAGCGTTTGCCATTGCAGCGCGGCGGTCAGTTCCGAGAGCGCCAAAAGAAGCTGGCTTGCGAGTGCCATCTGGCAAAATGAGACTGCACTCAAAACCAAGGTGCCAGCCGTAAGGGTGACGTTCGTTGCGGTAGTAGCGAATGCTGCGCGGATCAACGGTGCAAGGTCCGTAGGTATGGTCTTTGATGATCCAGCGCGGTTTGATTGTCGTGTTCATTGTCGTTTTTGGGTTTGTTGTTTACTCTCAGACGAAGGACGGCCTCGTCAGCACCCGCCTTACGGGTGGACGCCCCGGAGGGCGTTTCGGCCTTTAGAACTTGCGAGCTGCCAGCTTTGCAAAACCTTCAGCCCCTAGGCGCTCGGTCAACACTTCTGTGTAAGCCTGCATGATGAGAACCTTTTCGCGGCCCTGTGCCTTGCTGTTCTTGCGGCGGGTCATAAAAAACATCATTTCGATCAAAGATGTTTCGCAGGTTGCGAGGCGGTTGATGAGAGGAGCGATGGTCGTTGTCATGGGCCCAACTATATCCACCCAAACGCGCTTGGCTAGCTTTATTTTAAGAAAAAAAGCAGGGGGATTGGACCCCTGCTCACATTTGCTAGGCGTGGATATATCCTTTCTTTGCAAGGTGCTTCACAACTTCGGTTTGCGAGTAGCTCTCAAAGTATTTTCCGCCAACCGGGTAAGCGTAAAACTTACCAGAAGCGAGTTGACCGATCATTGAGGCGGCTTGGCGCTCAAGGCGTTCGAGGCGGGCCATTGCGCGGTCTTCAGAGTTGAAGCGGAGGCGTTCAACGCGTTCGATTCTGGACCAGAAGGACTTTTCAGTGGTTGCTTTCATGAGCACAACTATAGCTACCCATTCGCGCTTGGCTAGCTATTTTGTGAACTTTTTTTCGCCCGCTTCAAAGCGTTCATTTCCCGTGCTTTAGGACGCGGCTTGCTGGCATTCCGGCGCGCTGCCTCTGCTTTTTTCTCGGACTTTGCTGCGCCGCCCAGCTTGCCAATCTCCCGGCAGTGCTCTCGGAGTGTTTTATCGGTTGCCATTTTGATGCAAGCGGTTGATTTCGCGCTCGATGTACCAGATTGCTTTGCGCAAATCCTGCACGGCATCGCCTTTTTTCCCCTGTCGAATCAGGTATTTCAACGCATTCCCGATACAGAAGTTTTCGTGTTCGCAAATCGTAATGGCCTCAACGCCAGATTTGTGACTGGTGTAGTGGGCGGGATGGTTGACTGGGTCGTCGGGTTGCTTCATGCCGCACCCTAGCAAACCCCGCTTTGCTGTCTAGGTCCTCTTTTTCAACGTCAACGCAAGTGCCTTTGTTTCATGAGGTAACAACGCCCCGTTGCGGGATCTCCCCGCACACCATCCGGCAAATTGTGCTATTCGCCCGCAGGCACCAGTCCAGATTCAAACAGTGCGGCCTCCTCCTCCCGACGCCTGCGCAACCCCTTGACTGTCGGCCAAAGCCTAGTCATGGCGCGCAGCTGCGCCGGAATCTTTGCAACGTCACCGGCGCGCAAGAGTTCTTGAATACGCGCCATTTCGGTTCTGCGTTCGCCGGTTAGTGAAGCACCGCGGTTGAACACCAGGCTAACCAGCGCTGCGGCACAATCGCCCGGCAGCCCTTCAGCTTGCGGGTAGATCCTGAGCGTCCTGAGATACCACGTCGGGATCGTCACCTCCTGAAACACTTCAATCGCTGCGGCCCACGGGATCCCGATGTGCCGGACATGCGGCAGTCGCTGCTGCGCCGCGGCGCCCTTGTGGCTACTGACGGACACGAGCAGCGCTAGGGCAGCGTCATTAACTCGGCCACGCCAGGCGCGTGTTGTTTCACCCGCGTGCGTGTGCCCGAGGTCCCAGCCGACTCCGATAGTAATGCCGGACTCGCCACCGGGCCATTCTGGGTTGGGGTCGTAATAAGACTCCCCGCCAGTTTCCCAGCGGATAATGGCTTCAATTCCGCGCTGGCTAAGATTCATCGTCCTCCTCCTCGGTTAGTTCGGCTTCTGTCGGGTGCTCGGACCAGCGCATCGCCTGGTACATGCGTGCGTAAAGGCTCCCAGATCCCGCTTCAAAAGTCTGGTAGGTGTCAGTGTCGCTGTCGTGCGCCAGCACTTGGACGCAATCAAAATACTCGCCCAAGTCAGCGGCAATACGCTCAAGGTGCGCTTGTTTTTCGTCAGTGGTCATAGTTTGCCAATGTGGTAGTGATTCATTTTTAACATTTTGCCATCTTTGGCCACGGCATTGTATTTACGCACCTCAAACCGCTTGCGCTCCACAAAATTCTCAACCGCAGTGCGTTTTGCACCTAGCAACTGCATGAGTTGTTGCAAGTTGTACCAGCCTTCCGGCGCGGTTTCGCCGATGAGCTCAGCTTTTAGTTGCTCCAACAATGTTTGTTTTTTCATATCGGCAACTTGAAGTCTCCGGCTTTTGTTTCCTTGGCAAGCCAGACCACAGTTTCGGAGTCGCAAAATTCTCCGAACCCCATGCCCCTTGACCAACTGGTTGTTGCCCTGCGGTTTGCACAGTAGCCGAGCTGGTTAACGTCCCCCAACCAGCCCACGCAGTAACCTGTCGGGTGAGAGCGGTTTCTGCCCTCGGCCTGCGTCACGCGGTGCAGGTGCGCTATAATTACCTTAGTCGTTCCGCTTGGACCGCACACGGCCTCCGCATGATCGCGTACGGCCTGCTCATTGCACATGTACCCGTGCCCAAAAAGCGTGTCTCCTAACTGCCGCCATCCGTGCTGGAAATTGTAGTCCACCACCTCGCACCGCATGCGGCGTGCTTGGTCAGTGATCTGCCCCATCACACGGCCCGCCAGTGCGGCCACAATGGCCCGAGGTGATTCCATCAGCGTATTTAGGCGGGCCTCATGGTTGCCGAGGAAATAAAGCTGCGGCGCCAGTTGGTGCAGGAACGCAAGCCCGTCTTGGAGGTCGCCCTCGGGGTCCACGGCGTCATCTGCTGTGCCCGCTGCACCGGCCCGCAAGCACGCCAGATCAATGGCGTCGCCCAAGTGGATCGTCGTGTGTGGCTTCCATCGGGCCTTGAAAGCCAGCACCTTTTTTAGCAGCGCCTGGTCCGCGTGGTGCCCGTGCGAGCACCCAACGGCCAAAAACCGCTTCCATGCCCGCGTGATGTTCGCCATAGGCTTACACCCGAGCCAGAAACGTAATGCCAGCACCCGGCACGCGAGGCAGGCGCCCCTGCGCGTCGTAGATGCCGCTGTACGGACTAATCTTGTCAGGCGGCAATCCCACGCCGTCCATCCCCGCGGGCGGGAGCACACGCTTTACGGCTGCGAGGATTTGCAGCCCAGCGGGAGGAGTTGCGCCCAGATAGCGGGCCTGCATCGCCGGGATCACCGGCACGGGAAGGACGGTCATAGTAGTGGCTTCTGTCCCCGCTCGTTGCGGATCACGTCGATCACGCCAAAGATGCCAAGGATGGCGTCCATGGTCGTATTGCCGACGCCGGTGGAGTAAAGCCCGAGGGCTGCGCCCATCTTTGCAAGCCCAAGCCAGGTAGAAGGCTGCCTAACGTAGTTTTTGAGAGTCTGTTTCATGATTTTCGGTGTGTTGGAAAAGTCGTTCCCAGAGTGCCTTGCGGTCAGCTTCGCATTCGCGGATTTTGCCATTGAGATACCAAACTGCTGCCAGCGTAAGGGCCATAGAAAGCCCCTGCGCGGCTGCCTGTTGGGCTATGAGGTCGAAGAGTTGGGTCATTAGAAGTAGGTGGTGACAATCACGATGCCCTGCGCCCCTGCACCGCCTGCACCAGAGTTGCCGACGTTGTCAAGCGCAGCGCCTCCACCCCCGCCTCCTCCGCCGTAAAGCCCACCATTGCCACCGTTTCCAGCGTTTCCAGTGACGCTAGACCCACCGCCTGCGCCTGCGCTGCCACTAGCAGTAAACCCTGCAGTGACGCTTGGAGCAGATGCACCGTTGCCCCCAATTGTGCCGCCTGAGGCGGTTCCACCAGTAAGCCAAGTGCCAAGCTGGGTTCCCCCTGAGCTTCCAGTAAATCCAACGGTTGCAGAAGCTGGAAGCCCGCCGCCAGCGCCGCCGCCAGCGCCGCCAACAGTTATATTTGACCCACTACTAAGAACTCCTGCACCTGCGCCTCCCGCAGATCCGTTAGCGCCTTGGAACATGGCGCGGGCACTTGAAGAAGCCCCAGCAGGTCCACTTGCGGTTGTTGCAGCCGCAGCGGCTCCGCCTCCCGACACTTGTATCCAATTTCCAAAGGAAGAATTTCCTCCAGCAACGCCAGCGGTTCCGTTTGTCGTATTAATTGCAACTGACGCGCCACCAGTCCCTCCGCTTCCGACAATAACAGTTTCAGTCGATCCCAAAATTGAAGCTGCAATATCACGAACTGAATATGATCCACCACCGCCACCACCGCCGCCAGATGCTTGCGATGAAACGCCCGCTTTGCGACCAGAGGCCCCGCCGCCGCCGCCAGAAATCACGACAACATTCACCGCTTTCGCTCCCGCCGGTTTTGTCCATGTAAACGTTCCCGCCGTGCTGTACACGTCCACCTGAGCCTGTGCAGCTTTTGCCGCCAGTGCGTCTGTCAGCCCGCTGATTTTACTCTGCGCAATAGCCGCGTTGGCGTCCACGTCTGCATCAACCAGCAAGCTGGCCGGTGATTGTAGCGTGCCAGCCACGTTTTTCCAGAGCCCTGTGCCTGCTACCAGCCCGAGAGATGTGTGGACATGGCTGGGCGTGTTGTTGCCAAACTCGCCAGTGACGCTGTGCCCATTGCCGGTTGCGTAGGCTTCGAGGGTCACATAAATGCGGTCAGTTACCAGCATGGCGGTCTCGGGCACTAGGACAGAAATCCCGACTAGTGCAGAAGTCTGGCCAATGGTCACCGCTGCCGAGGTCGCAAGCAGCGTCGGAGCGTTGCTGCCGTCGTATTTGTAAACCTTTGCACGGACGCTGTTGCTGTGGTTATTGTCAGCCACACCGGAGAGCCAGACGTTAAAGTCCCACAGGCCAGCCGGGATGTCAGTTGAGCCGGGATCTTGCGGCGTGGACTCGGTGACAAAGCCCGCAAACTGCGTCCACGTCGTCGGCGTCAGCGTCCCACTCGCTGCGGTCGTCTGGCTTGCGTCAGCACTGCGACCAAGCTGCTTGGGAGTCCCCGGCAGATTGGTTGTTGGTGCGTCTGCGTCGGTGCCCTGGTTGAGATAGTAGGTCAGCCCGTTAGCTCCGCCTCCGCCGCCGCTAGACGGCGTTGCTGGCGTCCAAGCCGTGCCACTCCACACGAGCGTCTGCCCGCTGGTTGGTGCCGTTGCCGCCACCGCGTTGCCTTTGAGCTTGTCCACGCTTGTGGAGTGCAGCCCGCCGGACACGTCGCCGGTAATGATTGGAGAGTTGAGCGGCATTTTAGTAAGTGATTGTGATGCTGGCGTTTCCTTCGCCTTCAGAAATTACGATAGACACTTGCCCGCCTGCGTAGGCTGAGAAGTCTGCTGCGCCGTTAAATGTCTGGCCTGCAGTTCCTGCGGTGCCTTGCGTTCCAGTTCCGCCTGCGCCGGGTGCGCCTGACATTGCTGGCGAAGATCCGAAGGGATTTCCACCACCCCCACCTCCACCCCCACTGCGAAACCCACCGCCACCGCCACCGCCACCGCCGACAGCGTTGCTGTCGTTAACGCCAGCATTCCCCCCGGCACCGCCAGAAGCATCGTTTCCAACGCCACCAGCGCCACCAAGCCCCGCGCTTTGATCTCCTCCTGCCCCAGCAGTTCCACCTCCAGCAGCGCCGCCAATTCCGCTTGCAAGCCCAGCACCGCCTCCAGCAGGGCCAGAACCTGCCGCGCCATCAAGTCCAGATTGGCCTACTGCGCCACCTCCGCCGCTGCCACCGCCACCGAACCCTTTAAGCCCCTTTATTCCGCCACCGCCGCCAGTAAGGGCCAAAGAAATTGCTGAAACTGTTAGGCTTTTACCAGCTACACCATCAATCCCATCCTCTCCATCCGCTCCATTTGCGCCTTGAGTTGGCGGAATTAATTCCTGCAAATCGTAGTCAAAATAACCTACGTTGCCAGTTGCGCCTGCTGCGCCGTTTGTGCCTGCCGTTCCTGCACTTCCATCGCCTGCTGTTGCAGAAATTGCCGCATAACGCACGGACGCCGGGACACTCCACAAATGCGTGCCGACTGTGTTAAATGTGACGCTGCCGCCCCCGCCCTGCGGTTCCCATTTTGAGGTTGTCGCGTTCCAGGCCAAAAACTGCGCGTTGGTCGGAGCAGTGTCAGCAACGTCGCGACCTTGGATCTGGATTGCATTGCCATCCCCACCGCCGCCAGAGCCTGCTACAATGGCTCGGATGCTAATTAGCTCCCCCGCTGTTGGAGCCTCCACAAACGTGATGGTGCCGCCCGCAGTCGAGGTCACTGCGTACTTGCTCGGAGGCTGGTCAATGCCGCCCACGCTCACTATGTAGCCGCCGTCGGCAGTCCCGTTGTACCCCGTAAAAGCAAACGCCGTGGTCGTGCCGTCACCAGTTGCCTCGGTGACGGTAGTGCCCGCCGCGGTTGGCGGGTTGAGCAACATCACGGCGGTGTCACCGCCTAGGAAAAGCTCCCCTGTGGCGGTGTTGACGGCCAGCTCGCCAACGGTCAAGGAGGACGGGTTGCCCGTCGCTCCTGACCTTTTGCGTGGGATAATCGGGAATGCCATGGCTTAGTAAGTCCCTGCGCTTGCGACAGTTGCGGTGCCGTCTTCTGCGATTTCAATCGAAGCGGATGACTTCACACCGCCCACCACCGTAGACGTGCCCGGAATGATCTTGGCAGCACCCGCGCCCGAAACGAAAAGGCCGTTAGTCGAAAGCGGGTCAATGCTCAAAACCCCAAGCTGCGCCGTGGTGGCAATTGCCAACTGCGTAGTGGAGATCTGCCCCAGCACGTTAAGCTGCGGCACCTTGCCAGCCTCGGAAAGCTCAGTGATCTGCGTGGTGCTCAGTGCGCCAATGTCCGCCGGGGTCAGCACCACATTTCCCGCTGCCGTTGGTGCCACAGAGTTGACGGACCGCACCTCAGATTTTGCGCCGTCGATAAAGTCCCATGTCGTGCCATTGTAGGCGATCATGTCGCCAGCCTGCACATAAGTTTGGCCATCAATTGCGGGGTCAAGCGCCGCGCTATTGGCGGCAATGTAGTAGTCACCTGTGGCCGCAGTCCCACTGCCGACAACTCCCCCCGATGCAATAACCGGCGAGCTATTGACCGTCCAAGCTCCCCTGTATGTCAGCGCACCAGCCACGCCGGCGGGCAACATGGTGGACGGGATCTTGCCGTCAACGCCCAACTGCGGGATCAGCCCAGCCACCGGCGCAGTCGTAAGCGCTGGCCCCATTTCGGCCGTGGTCAAATTGGGGATCTGATCTATTGCAATTTTCCCAGTCAAGGTCAGCTGCGGAATCTTGCCAGGATCATTGAGCTGAGTGATGTCGTTGGTCGTCAGCGCGTTAGGCGTCCCCGACACTTCGACCACGCCCGAGTTGGCTTTCATGTAAACTTTACCCGTCTGGGTGTTTACAGCAATTTCTGCAAGCTGCATGGAGCCAGCAAGAGGCGCCGCTTGACTGGTCGTTATTGCGTTACGGAGAGGAATGATCGGGAATGCCATGGTCGTATTTTAGTAAGTTCCTGCGGTGTAGTTAACCGGCACCCACTCGGTGCCGTTGAATTGGTAAATTTGATCTGCTGCTGGTGTTGCTTCGGCAACCTGCTTGCCGCGAATGCCGACGACGGTGGCAGTATTGATGCCAGACTCGGCAACAATGCGCACGTCGCCCACTACGGTGCCGAGACTGCCCGGCATACCAGGCACGCCTGTCAAAAGTGTGACCACTAGAGGGCCGCAAGAGTTGTCGCAGCTCATGTCAGGAAATGGTTACGCGGGCCTCTATAAGGCGGATGTCCCAGCCATCAGGCCGCTGGACGTTAATGGTTAGCACGGCGCCAAACTGCGCCGAGAGAAGAGCGGTCTGCGTGTTACTCAGCCGGAGGGAAACCGTTTCGGGGGTCGCCCGCACGATGCTGGGCGTCGTCAGTGCCACGCCAGCGGCGGTCTTGAGCGTGACGGCCACAAACCAGTTGGTGAGGTCGGAGCATGCGCTGCATGGCCCGTCCTCCTGAAGCTGGAACGAAAAGTCCCAGTCGGTCCCGCGCTGGATTGTGGAGGATGTTTGGACGGCGACCATCTACCTAGGGGTGTGGGACAAGTAATTTTGGGCCGAGTCACAGCAGCCCGACACTGGCTGTGCGCCCGCGGGCCACGCCCTGGCGGCGATCTCGTCAGGGGCTGATGGGAGTGCGCCCAGCGGGCACGGCGGTGCCGGTGCGTAGATCTGCCAGCGGGCAACACAGCCAGTGTGCTGGTGGCAGTTGATGCAGGTCAAGACTCGCTTTTGGACGATCCACGTTGGCGTTGTCATGACAAAGATGGAGTGGCTTGCACGGTGATTGTGAAAGTGTTTGTCAAAGTCTCACCTTCGTCATTTTGTGCTGTTTCAACAATCTGTGTAATGTTTCCGTCCACAAACTCTTCCACATACAGTGGCAGCGTAACTTCTGGTTCAATGTTTTTTGACTGCAACACAAATCCAGCTCCGAAAAATCCAGGGATTCTGCTTTTTACCCATTCCCGATTTGCTTTGTGATAGCCAGTCCATGCGTCAAAAAAGTCGTAAATAACCGGAACGCTTGGCTGAATGTTTGTCAGGATTCCATTTAATGGAGAAAGCCACGAAAAATAAAGCGACGTTGTTTCAGTCGATCCTCCTTCATAAGTTACCGTAAATTCCAATGGACTTGTGTCGTCAATGGTTTGATTGGTAATAATAAACGGTTTGTTTTGGAAAAGGTCTTCAAGCAAGGATTCGTATCGTTGACTGGAGACATAAGAAACCATGAAGTTGCGAAATTCCTTTTCGCCTTCCTCAGGCTCGTAAACTAAAGGGTCAGGGAGGTTTTTTTTCCAAATTTGCCCGTCAAATATCACTCCTTGATTTTCATAAAAATAACGCATCCCATCAACAGCGTCTTCTGGATCTTCGATGTAGAAATTTGCAGTCGGAAGCATGATGGTTCCGGGCTTTGCCAATTTTCCGTCGGCAAGTCCTCCAGATTCTAAAAACGGGTCTTCGTTAGGTTGCCAAAAAAAGGTTCTGTCAGGTTTTGGAAACCTAGTTTGTGGGCCGACAAACCATTTTGCAAACTCTCCAGTGCCTTGGACGTTTACAAAGTCCCCCGGGTAAACTCTGCCAATGTTGTCAATTTTTGGATCTAGCTCAATTGGGTCATCAACTTTCCCATCTTCTGGCAAGTCCACAACGTAATATGCGCCAGCAGCCACTTCTCCATTTGCTTTTCCTCCTGCGCTTAAAATTGGACTTGTATTAACCTTCCACATTCCAGCAAATGCGCCTTTCACGGCTTCTGCTGAAATCACAGAGACGTATTGTCCAAGGGTTATAAATCCCGATGTGTTGCCAGTGCTGCTGGGGGTAAAGTTAAACCGACGAAACTCTTTTGTGGATCCAAACTCCAGACCACAGGTTTTTTCCTTAATCGTTAAATCATCTGTGAACGATTTTGCAGCCACGTTCCCTTCTAATGACCAATTCATCGAAGAACTGCCTGTTCCAAATGGACTAAACTCCCCCGACCCAGAAATAGTGATCCGAATGTCCAACCTAGCACGGTCATTGAAATCATTCAGTGACATGCTATGACGAAGTTGGAGCCAGTGAACAAGGACTAGGGAACGGTTGGCTGCAAATGTTGGAAATGCTTTTGATGAACTTAGGTTCTGCTTCTGCGTCCACAAATACTTTTGCCACCAGATTGTATTGCGTGGTTGAGCTGTTTTGTTTGAGTTCCGGTTCAGCCGAAAAGGACACGCTAGAAGGTAAGAGTGTGTCTGTGTTGAAGATGATTTTGCTGTAAATGTAGCACGTTTCAGTGACGGTGAGCCTTAACGGAGGGTCATTGTCTGGAAACATGCCAGTCGGTAGCATTTGCCAGATTAGTCCCCAGGCAATTTCAACCTTCAATCCTTCCTCGTCCGAAACATCCGAACACTCAAATGGACAGGGGATCCCCGATCCACCACTTTGACCGCCTCCTCCAGCGTTGCCGGAGAAAATGTTGATGCTCGTCCCGCCAATAGTTCGGTTGAAGTTTCCTCCAACAAGGCCGGTAATTTGGTTGGATTTGACTTCATCTATCAGCGCGTTAAATGCGCTTGGAGAAATGGGTTGCCCGCGTTGTTGGTATGGAGGAATCATTTAGTAGAGAATGGCATTCCAAGCCGTTCCAGCAGGCGAGGACTGATATTCATAGGTCGTTCTGAACGAATCCCCCTCTTGTTGCGATCTAACGCCGGACAAAATAAAAGTGCTTCCTTCAGGAGGAGTAAAGCCACTAGGCCACTCTCCCCACTGGTCAATTTTACCCAGCCTAGTCATGTCGGGAGCTCCAGTTTCCAGAACCGTAACCCTAGCTGTGACTCGGCCCACATAGTAACTTTCCATCCCGGCTTTCCAGAACGTATAAAAAACGGTAAAACTAGGATCATCCTCTCTTGCAGGCTGCCACAAATTTAACTGATTTTCAGGTGTAGTGCCTTTGCCCTTGCCCGCTAAATAGGGGTCAGTTGGGTTTCTTTTGTAGGTGATCCACTGCTTTTTGATTGCGTCAGAAATCTGGAAATCTCCTCCGTCATTAAAGGCTGGATGTGTCTCAAGGGGCTCAGTGCCAATGCTCCCGTCAAAAGCAAATTGAGGAGTGCCTTGCTCCATTAAAAATTCTTCGACGAGGGTGTAGACTCCATCGGTCTGATCTTCCCGGTAGCTTCTTGCGTTGGGATTTTTTGAAATCTCGCCATCTAGGCTTTGCCTTGTGATCGTTTCGATGACGCACTTGTCAATGCCCATCGAACTTTCAATTTTTACCTGTGTTGCCATAAAGTTAGATCACTCCAAGCTGGGGAATCACGCTCCCGATGTAAGGGTTGGACGTTGGCGTTGCGGCCTTGAGAAAAGCGTCGATTGAATTGGCAATGCGCTGCTGCACAGCGAGCTGGTCCCTTTGCACGTTTA